GTAGGTGACACGATCACGGCCAAGGCCGCGGCGACGTTTACTAATATACAAGCTGCCCTCACCACGATCATCGGCGACGCCGAAGTGAACGGTTTGATTCAGGCTACTCGCTCCGACGACGGTAATGATCAGACGGCAACACAAATCGCCTCCAAGGCGAAGAGTGCGGGCCGACAGTATCAGAATCAGTTGATCAATGGTACAGGCTCAGGGAACCAGTTCAACGGACTCATTAACCTGTGTGTCGCCGGCCAGACCGTTGATACAGGCATCAACGGGTCTGCACTCACCTTCGAAATACTGGACGAGCTGATCGACCTTGTGGTTGATAAGGACGGTCAGGTGGACTATATATCCATGAACGCGCGTACTATCCGTTCATACATGAGTCTGCTTCGAAGTCTCGGTGGTGCGTCGATCGGCGACGTGGTTGAATTACCAAGCGGCGCTGAGGTTCCGGCCTATCGTAGCGTTCCTATCTTCCGGAACGACTACATTCCTATCAACCAGACCAAGGGCAGCAGCACGTCCACGTCCACGATCTTTGCGGGTACGCTCGACGATGGTTCTCGTCAGCACGGCATCGCGGGTCTGACGGCCGAGCGTATGGCAGGTATCAACGTCGTTGACGTGGGTGAATCCGAAACCAAGGACGAACGCATCTGGCGAGTCAAGTGGTACGCTGGCCTCGCGTTGTTCTCCGAGAAGGGCCTCGCCTGTGCGGACGGTATCACCAACTAGATAATTTCGTGGGGTCGGCAATGTCGGCCCCACAAACTATGTATTTTATAAATTAAGGAGGCCATTATGGCAATTGTAGCACATCTTGTTGAACGCACGTTTAGTGATGGGGACAACGACCTCCGCGATTCTATACGGGCGACCATCGTGGCCATTGACGACGCGGTAGATACTACCGCCGCGCTGATTCAGGCCCGAGCAGTCACAGTACTTAACGCCGCTGGCTTTGATTTGCCGGTTGGGTATTTTAACACTAATCGTTCAGTGGTTGCTACATTCGATGCAGCCGGCGACAACGCGGTATTCGAGGATAAGCTCTCCGAAACCGTAGCGTAGGGAGAAACAGAAAATGCCTGCCTATCAGATTGATCTACTTGCGAACGCGCAGTTCACACTGCCTCAAGGCGTTAACTCTATGGTGATATTCGCAGCATCGCCTGCTGACGCACGTAATCTCGCCGAGTCGCGCTTCACCGGTGACAGTAATGCTGCTTGGCAGGCGGCTACTGTAACGGAGATCACGGAGGCTTCCGATTTCTCGGAGTACGCTCTCCATGTCGCCGTGCTAAATTCGGTTCCTGTCATCGATATCGAGGCGTCACCCTCGGGTATCGCGGTGACAGCAGGTGTTATTGGCGTAGCCGGTACAGGTTACACAGCTAACGATGTCGTAACTCTTGTAGGAGGTACGTCCACGCGCGCGGCCACATTCCGGGTCACTGCAGAAACAGCCGGGGTGCCTGACACTATAGAGCTCGTCGATCCCGGCGAATATACGGTGGCGCCAGCAGCCTCTCCGCTGGCCACCACCGGAGGCACGGGTAGTGGTTTGACAATCACACCAACAAGTTCAGCCAACTCTGTAGAGGCTATGTACGCTAATGCAGTTGGACTGCTTAACGCCACTTCGATTATCGATGCCTCGGCTGTTGATATGGGTGACGGCACTAACCCTCTGTTGACCATATCCGCCATCAGTGACGCTCTTGGTGATCGTCGGGTGCTCGTAGAAATGTTGCGGGTACAGGGTTTCGACAAGACGTCTATTGATGGCATGGTCGGGACTATCGTTGATGAAGGTGTTTCCGGCGCGGTGCTTAGTGCTGCATTCCCACTCGTACAAGTGGCTGGTCAGGTACAGAGCGTGGTAAGACTCTCATAGAGAAAGAGTAACAACGAATCGGACGGCCACACACGTGGCCTTTCGAACAAAATAGACTAACAGAGGAGACAGACGATGTCGCAACCTACTAATTTCAGGCTTGTCCTGACAGGTCCCTATGTGGGACAGACTAAATTTTTAAACGGGTACTGGTATGTTGATGGTGTACTCGATATCACGGACACACCTGAAAACATGGAAGGTCTTATCCTATACATGGGCAAGTCTTATCAGGCATTCCTTGAGGGATCAGATGAGCATAAGGCAGCTCAGCAGCGTGACGCAATATACTGTGAGGAAGAATTAGCAAAGGAGGCTGAAAATGGCGAGCGTGATACTCACGGGACAGATAGGCCGGAACACACGGTTCAAGGGTCAGACGACTCACTTGAAGGCAAGGTTCAGCCGGCTGGGAGAGGGTCTGCCGAGGTTCCCCCAGTCGACGGGGCCTCAACAGCTGATAACCCGACCGGGACCGAGGGGAGTATTTCCAGTGGGGACGGACACGAGAACACCGGGCTTTCCGACACAGAGACGGGGTCGGGTGGGATTGTCGAGCCGACGGGGACTGTAGACCCTTTGCTGGAAAAGGCCATACTATCGCTTGATCCCTCCGTTAAAGAACACTGGATTGCTGACGGTAGGCCAGCTATGGCGGCCGTAGAAGCGTCTTTTGGATCGGCTGACGTTACTCGTCGGGATGTTGAGGCGGCTGTTCCTGATTGGAACCGAGACAAGTCTCAGGAAATCGCAGAACTAAAGGCGCTAACGGATTAGTTGCTATATTCTGTACGGACTGTTAGATTGACGTAGGTATTCGTCAAGGAGAATGCAAATGGCATCAAGAGGCACCACCGCAAAGACAGGACGTCGTTTTATCGCGACTTCTGGTCGCGTAAGTCCGTCTACCAAGACATCGAAGCCGGCTAAGCCGACCTTCGGGACGAGCTCGCAGTTTAGGGGTATTGGTCGAGGTGTTGAGGGCGACCCACGCAAGTAAAGGAGAAATAACATGTCTATGGATACAGCAACTACTGATACGAAGGCCAAGAGATTTGTGAGCATAGCCGGCAACTCAAGGCCTGCTACGAGCGGCAACAAGAATACACAAGCGACTGCACGACGTAAGGATGCGTTTTCGCAGGTTCCTGAGTCACTCACTACTCAAATTAAGGGTCCTGATAGGGGCCGAGGCTAATAGGCATGAGTCGTGGTCGTTAAGGCCGCGAATTATCGGTCTATCTCATAGGAGGGAGACGGCCTCATGGCCTTCGTAGTCGAAGACGGCACCGGAATCACAGATGCGAACGCGTACATAGCAGTAGCGTTCTTTCGCGATTACCACACAGATCGAGGGACAGATACCTCATCATTCACCCCCGACTCGGTGGTGGAAGGCGCTATCGTGCGTGCTACAGACTATGTAGACAAGCGATTCGGCAATAAGTACCGGGGTTTTAAACAAGGTAAAGATCAGGGCCTTGAGTGGCCGCGCCTCTCGGCATTTGACAATGACGATTTTCTACTCAATGGTATCGACGCGGTACCCCGACAGATGCAAAAGGCGATCGCAGAATACACGTTGATCACGCTGCAGTTGGGTGATCTTTTACCTACACCCGCACGCCCTTTTTCCTCGATCGACCCGACTACCGGCGATGTCGTGAGCAGCCCGAGCGGTCAGATCACACGTCTGAAAGAAAAGGTCGATGTTATCGAACAGACGACGTCGTATTCCAACAATTCCGAACTGATCACTAACAAGAAACCGGGCGCGTCATCCTCGACCATGGTTACAGATATTAATATACCTGAATATCCTGTGGCGGATGAGTGGCTTCAGGAGCTGGTTAGGCCAGACTTCTCAGTGAATCTGCAGCGGGGTAACTGATGGTAGATTATGTCAGTCTGGCAGCGGTGGCCAAGCGCCTCATAGACGCGAACGGTAGAGACCTCACGATTCGCAAGAAGGACCGTGTGCCTGCCGATTCGAATAAACCTTGGCGCGCGGGCGGTACGTCAGATACTGACGTCGGCCCACTGAAGGGGGTGTTGGTACCTTACGAATCGAAAGATGTGGACGGGACACTGGTTAGGCGCGAAGATAAAAGAGCCCTGATAGCAGCCAACGACACGAATCCTGACCTGATCGAACAATTCGACTCAGTGGTCGATGGTTCTGACGTGTGGCGTATCGTGAGTGTCGAAACGTTGAATCCCGGTGATGTGCGGCTTATATACACTTTGCAACTGAGGAGATAGATATGCCTATATCATCCATAACTGACGCCAGAAACGCCATACAGACGCTGTTTAAGACGGCATGGGATGCTCAGACACCTCCAGTACCTGTGGTGTTGTATGCTGATGTTCGTAAGGAAGTGCCTGCTACGTCCGACCCTTGGACGCGCATAACCGTGGTACATAACACAAGTACACAGGTGACGCTCGGGCAGATCGGTAATAGGCGGTTCCGAAGGTTTGGACTTGTCAGTGTAGAAGTCTATACGCCGTTCGGTACCGGCTTGACAGACAACGACAGATTTGTCAAGGTAGCTATCGACGCCTTTGAGGGTAACACTACAGGAGGCGAGGACACAGTCGAGTTTAGAAATGTTCGCTCTAACGAGATAGGCTCGGATGGAAGTTGGTTCCAAACGAATGTGATCGCCGAGTTTGAGTATGACGAGGTAAAATAGCCCAGACATCGAATATGGAGAATTAAACAGATGACCATTGTAGCAAAGATCGACTCCAATAATACGGGTCTGAGTTACGCCGAGGAACTTTCTCTCGGCGTATTGCCTGTTACCCCTACTTGGATAATCCTCGAACCGAACTCATACTCAGACTTCGGCGGCGAGATTACTACTGTAGCGCGCGCCCCGATCAACCCCAGTCGGCAGCGACAGAAGGGTGTTGTGACTGATCTGGATGCTTCCGGCGGGTTCAACAGTGATCTGACACAGAAGAATATGGAAGACATACTGCAAGGCTTCTTCTTCGCTGACCTACGGCCGAAGGGTGAGGAATCTGCGACGTCTGTCGTCGCCACAGGCGAGCTCTACAACATGGCCGATACTACGGGTATCTTTGTAGGATCGCTCGTGTTCGCCTCTGGATTTGTCGAGACTAATAACAACGGTTTGAAGAATGTCGATGTGGTAACTGCGTCCACCTCTATTTCAGTAACCCAGACACTCACTGATGAGGGCTCACCCCCAACCACAAACAATGTTGTTGTTGTGGGTAATGAGGGTACAGCCGGGGATATCGACGTCGATGCGACGGGTAGTCTGCCTGCACTGACTAGCACCACACTTGATTTTACCACGCTCGGCCTGATCCCCGGTGAAACTATCTTTATCGGAGGTGACTCCGCATCTAACCGGTTCGTAGCCGCTGCCAACAACGGGTTTGCGCGCATATTTTCTATCACAGCGAATCGGCTGACGCTCGACAAGACGCAGGATACCATGGTGACGGAGGCGTCCACTACTGAGACGATTCAGTTGTTCTTTGGCCGGGTGCTGAAGAACGAGAGTGATCCAACATTGATCAATCGTCGCAGTTATAACCTTGAACGTACCCTCGGTGCGCCTGACGATGCTCTTCCCGCAGAGATTCAGTCTGAATATCTGGTCGGCGCAGTACCGAATGAGTTCACGTTTAATCTGAATACTGCTGACAAGGTCACTAGTGACCTGACGTTTGTCGCGACTGACAACGAGCAACGTACGGGCGCGACAGGCGTTAAGGCTGGTAACCGCCCTGCGTTGGTACTGGAGGACGCGTTTAACACGTCCAGCGACTTCACCCGGCTGAAGCTGGCTATTCTTGATCCGACCAATTCCAATCCGACCGCGTTGTTCGGGTTCTTGACAGAGTTTACGGTTGCTATCAACAACAACGTCACGCCTAACAAGGCAGTATCTGTATTAGGTGCTTTCGAAGCGACGGCCGGTAATTTCGAGGTTGGCGGGTCGATTACTGCATACTTCTCACAGGTTACGGCGGTACAGGCCGTACGCAACAACTCTGACGTGACACTGGACTTCTCTATTGTGAGGGCCCGGACCGTAGACACAAGCGTGATCAGAAGCGGTGTCAATGTCGACGTACCACTGATCGGTCTCGGAGGAGGTCGTATTACTGTCGAGCAAGATGAGCCTATTCTGATCCCACTCGAGTCGCCGGCAGCCGCTGACCGAAACTTTAACCACACACTTATGATGGTGTTCTACGATTTCCTACCGGATGTTGCTGACACTTAATAACGAAGAGTTGACGGACCTCTTATAAAACCGCTGGTACTATCTTTGAGGAGATGACGATGACGAAGACCGATGAGACCGCAGTGAAGGCTGTTGGTACGAGTATTTACGACACTTTCGAAACTGATGACGCCAAAGAAAAGAGCGGAATATGGCTCGAGTTTGGCATAGACACGCGTATTTGTATCGCCCGTGCAGGAGGTGCTAATTCACGATTCGCGAAGGTGTTGGAGGCTAAGAGCCGTCCGTACCGTCGACTGATTGAACAGAACGCACTCGATCCCAAGGTAGCTGACAAGATGCTGGTGGATACCCTTGCGGAGACGGTTGTGCTCGGTTGGGAAGGTGTGCGGGACCGAGAGGGTGTCGACATCGCTTTCTCAGTGGCTAACGTCAAAGCGCTATTCACCGAATTGCCTGATCTATTTGTGGCGATTCGCGAGTCCGCGATGCAGGCAAGTAACTTCCGGCGTCAGGACATCGAGGATGACGCGGGAAACTAATAGAGGTTCTGTTCTATGAAATGTCTATGGGTCTGAACGAGGCCCAGATTCTGAAGCAGGCAGTACGTCAGAACCTTCCTATACCTGATAAGATAAAGAACGCCCCGGTATTATTGCCGGGGCTGCAGTTCTACTTTCAGAGTTTTCTGGAGCTATCAACATGCCGAGAGATAGGCATGTCGGAGGGTCAGATACCATGGACGGCTATCGACAGATACGCCTCCAGATATGAGATGACGGAAGACGACTACGAGCGTTTTTTGACCTTGATTCGTATAGTGGATGCGGAGTATATTCGTTATAGGGCGAAGAAAAACGCGCCCCCACCAACACCACCCGGCGATAAGGCGGTTAAACATGGTAACAAGGCCATTTAGTCAGATGCCTGCGATTATGGAAAAGAGGGCGCGCGAGGTTCCTAAAGGAGTCACTGCGATCGTGAAGCGTGCGGCGACGTCAGTTCATCGGACAGTAGTGTTGAGCTCTCCCGTAGATACTGGCGAGTTGAGGTCAAACTGGGTGGGCACTCTCAACACGCCTTTCACCAGCATTATCCCTCCGTACGCCCCCGGAAACAAACTAGGGATAGGCGAACGTGCAAACGCGCAAGGTGCTATCGCACAAGGACAGGTTACTATAAAAGCATTCGATTCCAGAAAAGACGTGAGTGTAATCTTTGCGAACAACACACCTCAGGTCGGGTTGATCAACAGCGGGGCCGTCCGATCACAGCAAGCCCCTATGATGTTTGTGGAAAAGTCTATACAATTCGGAATTGTCTCAATAAAAGGTGCTAAGATACTGAAGGACTAACGAATGGCTACTGAACGCTTCGAAATAATCATCAAGGCCTCAGGCACGCGTAAGGCGCAGCGGGGTATACGCGATATAGGTAAGTCGGCTAACACGACTAAGAAGACTCTCGCATTCCTGCGTTCGGCTCTTGTGGTTGTAGCATCTGTACGTATTATCGGCGGGTTCATACGGCTGGCTGATTCGCTTACTGTCATCCGCAATCGGTTGCGCCTTGTGACGGCCTCCACGGCGGAGCTGAATACTGTACAGAACGCACTGTTTAAAATATCAGAACGAACAAGAACGTCCTTTGTCGAGAATGTCGAATTCTTCAACAGGCTCGCGAGGGCTACTCAACAGTTAGGCCTGAATTTCGGAGAATTATTGACCGTCACCGAAAGTGTGGCTTTAGCCATCAGGATTTCGGGGGCGACCACACAGGAAGCTATCGGCGGCCTGAGACAACTATCTCAGGCACTAGCGGCCGGCGCTGCCCAGGGTGAAGAACTGCGATCTATTGTAGAGAACTTACCTCGAATCGCGGATGCTATCGCCAGACAATTTAAACTTGCTGGAGGGCAGCTTATTGCCTTTAATAAACAGTTTGCAGGTATAATCAAGTCAGAAGCCATCGCGCGGGGTCTCATTGCTGAGGTGGTGACTCTTCGTAAGGAGTTAGGTGGAGTGCAGTTCACCGTGGAGGATTCTTTTAAGGCGTTGAGCAACCGACTGATTATATTCGTCGGTAACCTGAATGATGCTAGTGGCGTAGGAAGGCTTCTGAGTGATGCTATACTGACCTTAGCCGCTAATCTAGACATATTACTAATCGCCTTATTAGCAATTAGTGCTGTTGCTGTGTTCAACATTTTGACGTCTCAGCTACTCTTGCTCGGGAAGACATTACTACGAGTCACAACTCTCGTGACAATATTCGGGCGCACGTCCTTGCGTGTATTCTCATTAGCGCTCGTACCGCTGCGCGGGCTACTCTTCGTATTGTTTGCGTTGATCAGGCCCCTGACTGCTATAAAAATCCTATTCGCAGCCCTGCGTGTGCTGGTGCTGACCAACCCACTATTTCTCGTAGGCGTCGCAGTCATAGGCGCACTGGTGGCTGCGTTCGTGATATTTGAAGAAGAAATCAATGCCGTGATAGATAGTTTCGGTGGGTTGAGCATGATATTCGAGGATGTTGTTAACGTAATATTAGCAGGTGTTCGCACGATAATAAGTTCGTGGAGGCAACTACCTGCGGCATTCGCTGATATATCTATCAGGGCCGCGAATAATCTGGTGACCTTTATGCAACGGGGTATCAACCTTGTCATAGAAGGACTCAATCAGATACAAGGAGTCGATATATCGCTCGTTGAGCTGCCTCTGATAGAAAACGCCTTTAGTGGTGCGGCAGATGTCATCAAGAATGAATTTATTGCGCAGTTGAGGCAGGTCGAAAATGAGGGCGGTGGTATTAAGATAATCAGCGACCGACTCCAGCGGGTGAAGGACCTGTTCGAGAAACTAACTGGTGGCGATTTCCTTATCGACGAGTCTCTATTTCAAGCCAAGCCTACTATTCAGGGCGGTACTGAGGCGGGTGATCTTGCGGATGTGTCAGTCGCACGCGCGCTGAGGAAGACTCGTACCGAGCTGAATAGGCTGACTAGCGCCATTAGTCCGGCGGCCGAGGCCCAGCTCACATTGACCAAGGCGACTGAGACCTTGACCAGTGCGCGCAAGCTCGGTATCGACGTGCTCAAGGAATTCGGCCTGACTGAATCCGAGGTATTGCGCAGGGTAGAGCGTGACTTGCTCGGCGTGACCGATGGTACTCGACAGTTTGCCGAGAGCCAGAAGCTGCTGGAAAGCGCGCTGAGCCGCGGTATCATAACGCTTGATGAGTATGATAATAAACTGCAGGAACTCCGGATAGAACAGCTTGAGACCGAACGCACGCTTGGTGCGGGTCTCGAACGCTTCTTCCTGCGTCTGCAAAAGTCTTCCTCTGATGCTGCAACACAGATAGAAGAGGTGCTCGGCACTGCCTTCCGAGGTGCTGAGGATGCTCTGGTGCGTTTTGTACAGACCGGTAAGTTTAGCTTCAGCGATCTGGTTAACAGTATACTTGCAGACATCACAAGGCTGGCCTTTAGGGACCTCGCCGGTAGCCTCGGTGGGCTGCTGGGGATCGGCGGAGGAGGTGGAGGCGGATTTCTCAGCTCTATATTTGGAGGTGGGGGCGGAGGTTTGCCGGGTATGAATAGCGGCGGCTCTTTTTCCATCGGTGGTATGGGTGGTGTCGATCGTAACGTACTCAGCATCAACGGTCAGCCGGCGGCTAGGGTTTCGCGCGGCGAGACAGTTACTGTGTCACCATCAGGACAACAGGGCGGTGATGGCCAGACTACGATCATATTCAATATAAGTACTCCGGACGCCGAAAGCTTCCGACGTTCTGAGGGACAAATATTTAGACGGGCGCAGAATGCACTCTCCCGCGCTAACAGGAGGGACGGATAATGGTTTTTCATGATGTGAGGTTACCCGATAACGTAGAACGCGGGGCGCAGGGCGGGCCGGGGTTCAACACTACTATCCTGACATTATCATCCGGTTTCGAGAAACGTAACATAAATTGGGAGCGCTCCCGCGGTCAATGGGATGTGGGATACGGTATCGACGACAAGGCCGCACAGCAAGTCGTGTTAGGTTTCTTCTACGCGCGTCAGGGTCGTGCAAACAGCTTCCGTTTTAAAGACTGGACTGATTTTGAGATCGGTGTCGACAGCACTGATACTGAGCAGGATATAGCGATAGCTGACGGCGTACAGCAACAGTTTCAGATTGTCAGGCGATACGTGTCAGGCCCGACCACCTTCGACAGGGCAGTAACACGTCCAGTATCAGGTACAGTACGAGTATTTCTAGGCGGTGTTGAACAGTTTGCAGGTTTCACGGTAGACAACAATACAGGCGTTATTAGTTTTACTGTGGCACCTATATTATCAACAGTTGTGGGCGTGATAGCCGAATTCGATAACCCGGTACGATTCGACGATGATCAACTGGCTATACGCGCACTGACGAGCGACGCCATGTCAATACCAGGTATACCTGTTATAGAAGTCAGAGAAGATTTGGTGGTCCTGTCATGAGCAAGACTATATCCGCGGCTATGCAGACACACCTTCAGGAGGAAGTCACCAGCTTGGCAACGTGCTGGAGCATCACGCGTACTGATGGCGTCGAATTTTTCTTTACGGATCACGACGATGATATCGTCTTCGAAGGAAACCGATACGAAGCCTCATCCGGATATCAACGTACCGCTATTGAAAATGACAGTACGATGTCTGTCGACAATCTCAATGTGCAGGGTATATTTGATAGCTCTACTATCACTGAGCAGGATGTCAGGGCTGGGCTGTTCGACTTTGCAGAGGTACGTGTCTTTCTGGTTAATTGGCAGGACCTGACAAACGGCGACGTGAAGCTGCGCAGAGGCCGATTCGGTGAGGTCGCACTTACCGACAGCGGGATATTCAAAGTAGAACTGCGAGGCATGATGCAGTCCCTGTCGCAACGTATTGTCAGGCTATACCAGCCCGAGTGTCGAGTCGATCTCGGTGACACTAAGTGTAAAGTGCCTGTGGACCCACCTTTGCGAACTGATAACACAGCCTATAACGTGGGTGATTTCATACGTGTGCCGACAGCCGCCGTAGCGCCCATAGTTCGTCCGTTAGCGCTCACTAATCCGGGTTTTGACACCGGTGATCTGACAGGATGGACTATATTGACAGGTACGTTCACAGCCAAGACTTCAGAGGGTTCTGTGCTTCCTCAGGCTGGCACGCATTTCGGTAGCGGCAACATATCCTCTGCATTTGAAATACGTCAAGATTTCGATCTAACGACGACATATACGGCGGCTGAGATTGACACTGGTGCGCTGACTTTTGACGGGTCTGTATATCAGGACGATACTTTTGGTGATCAATTTGACACAGGTGCGTATAATATAGAGGCTCTCGACTCAAGCGGAGCTGTTGTGAGTACCTTATTCGACAGTGGATTCGCTGTACGAGGTACCGGCGGAACTTGGTTCCAGATCGTGTCGGGTTCGCAGTCCGTACCCGCGACCACAAGATCGCTGCGTTTTAGGCTGAGAGGCCTCCTCGTATTTGGGTCTACGGTAAACGTGGCCTTCGACACTGTGGAGGCAACAGTTACACAACCCGCAGGTGCAGGACCCTCACAGGAACAATATGAAAACAGAATTTATGAGTGTACTGTAGCAGGAACCAGCGCCGCTAGTCAGCCGACATACGACACTACCGTCGACGCGAACACAGTTGATGGTACAGCCACTTTTACAGCAAGACAGGCGTGGATGCGTGATGCTGTTGTCGATACAGTTGTGAGCAATAAAGAATTTACACTGAATGTCAATTTTGACGAGGTACGTGCTGTCGATGACTGGTTTAACGGTGGCGCCGTAGAGTTTCAGGTTGGATCAAACACGGGTCACGTGTTAGAGGTCAGAGACTGGGTACAGAATACGCGCACGATTACGTTATTCCTGCCCGAGTCCTTCACGGTTGTGCCCGGAGACCCAGTCAGACTGTATCCCGGTTGTGATAAACGATCGACGACATGTATCGACAAGTTCGTGATTCCTAATTCTACTGATTTCACGAACGGTAATATCAGAAACTTCCGCGGAGAACCATTTGTGCCCGGACAGGATGAGCTTACAAGGAGTCCAGATGCCAAGTCGGCTTAGCGTAGTGGAAGAGGCGCGAGCTTGGCTCGGCACACCATGGCGCCATCAGGGGCGCACTAAGCATGGTATTGACTGTGCAGGGCTGGTTATCCTTGTTGGTAAGAATTTGGGGCTTATCAACTACGACACCACCGACTATCAACGGCGCACGCACAGTACCCAATTCCTGAAGCATTTCAAAGCCCACCTCACGCAGAAACCTGTCATGGACGCGGCACCCGGAGACGTGCTACTGTTTCGTGACAGTGCATTTCCATGTCACTCGACCATCGTGAGTGAGAAGGACGGTGAGCTGACGATAATTCACGCACACGCCCTACGACGTATGGTCGTTGAAGAGTGGCTGGGCAGTGGTGACTGGTTATCTCGAAGGGTAGCCTGCTTCGCATATCCGAAACTGGAGGATTAGATGGCTGTACTAGTGGCTATAGGCGGCGCTGCATTAGGCAGTGTGATACCCGGCATCGGGGCTAACGCCGGCTGGATTATAGGCTCTATCGTGGGAACGCTTTTATTCCCTCCCTCAGTAGCAGATTCAACTCGTGAGGGTCCCCGACTTGGTGACCTGACTGTGACTTCGTCTGCGTACGGGCAGCCGATACCTATATCTTTTGGCACGATTCGCATGGCTGGTAACATGATATGGTCCACTGGTATCGAGGAACAAAAGACCTCAAGCAGTCAGAAAACGGGCGGCAAAGGTGGTTTGGGCGCTACTCAGACAACCGTGACGTATGAATACTTCGCAACATTTGCCCTCGGTTTCGCCGAGGGAGAACAAGAAGACGTCCTGCGCATGTGGGTCGACGGCAAGCTCATATATGACAAGACAGGCACGTCTGATGATATCCAGAAGGTTGATCTGAACTTCACATTTTATCCCGGTTCGGAAACACAATTACCCGACAGCCTGATAGAGGCGGACATTGGTGAGAATCAGACACCCGCGTTCAGAGGGCTCAACTACATCGTGTTCGATCGTCTGCCTCTAAAGGATTTCGGTAACCGCATCCCAAATATAACCGCGGAAATAACTAGCAGGGCACAGGACACGCAGTCTGTACAGGAGGTGGATTTCTTTACTGTTGCCGAGGGCGGCCTCACTGATATCTTCTCGACTGACAACATATATCCAGATTATGTCAGGAGCGTATTCTATGCGATGAGGTCAAGTGACGCGTCGAACATACTCAGACGTTTTGATACCCGAACAATGTCGGAGAATCGGCAGAAAGACTTGAGAAACGTCGAGTATTCTCCGGGTAATGATATAAGGTTTGCGAATATCGAAGCGATAGCCCCGAATAGTCAGATGGTGATTACTGTAGACAGCGGAAATAGCCGTCCGCTCGCATTGTTTGATCCCGACACTTTGGAAATAGTTGACGTGTTCGGGTCAGTAAGCACGGGTACTACTCTTAACCCTGTTCGATTCGCGGCTCTGCGAGAAGGAGCAAATTCTTGGTGTGAAGTGCTTGGTCCAGAAGGCCCTGAGTTCTACTTCTTGGCAGGTTCGTTATTAAGCAGAGACTTCGGCCTCGTCAGGATGTCTCAGACAACATTTGACTATGTGTGGGATAGCAATACCGATCCAGCATCCTCATTCTTAGGCAGTGACACAGTAGGCAGTTGTGCTGGAGCCGTAGGCAATAACTTCGGTGAATGTTACGCACTGACTCAGGACACGGGGACATTATATCTGCATAAAATAACAGTGAACGCAGGCGCATTCTTTGCACCAACCGCCTTAGTCACTAACGGGGTCAACACTACATTAGTAGCGACAGTAACCGCGGCCAGCATACTGCCTTCAGGGCAGACCACTTTCAGTTTTGTCAGAGGGCTCGTCTACGACGTTACTGACGATAACGTGATGCTTCAGGTCCGCAATGTTACCGGCGGCGATAATCAGATGCTCAAGATCGATACTGACACGGGTGAGATATTATGGAACACTGCTATCCCGACCAGTATCAGGAACGAACAGACTGGTATGAATCATAGCCGATGCGACACCGGCACATACGGGCAGATGTCGTCAAACGTCAGTTTTGCTATAGACACTGCCACGGGTGAAGTCTCGTTCAACCTAACTGGATGGCCAACGACTTACAACACAGCTGGGGCATCTTGGTGGGATGGCAGAAGCGGCAACTTGATCGGGGCCGCTAGTGGTGGGGTTGGTATAGCCAAATGGCGTTTCTTCCGCGGTGACGGGGGCAGTGTGTCGATGGATTCTATCGTGTCTAATCTGACGTTACGAGGTAGTTTGGAATCTGGAGACATTGATGTCACGGCGATATCCGGCCTAAGTGTGCCGGGATATTTTATAGGAAGGCAGTCGACGATACGCGCAGCTATACAACCTCTGGCATCCGTATTTTTCTTCGACGGCGTCGAGAGTGACTATGTTCTTAATTATATCCCACGCGATGGTAAGTCTTCATTAGTGACTATCCCTCAGAGAGATTTCGCGGCACGCAGTAATGACGAACCTTTTAATGAGTCACGTATACAGGAAGCTGAACTCCCTCTGATATTCACCATCACATATATGGACAGTGAAAAGGATTATCAGCAGGGAGCCCAAAGCGCTAAACGTATTCTCAATCCCACACCGGCCGTACGTTCGCAGGATGAACTGTCACTAGGCATTGCCGCCGCACTAACCACAGACGACGCCAAGAGGGCGGCAGAGAAAGCTTTATATACTTCGTGGATCGAACGGTCGTCTTTTTCTGTCGAATTGCCTTGGACTTACGTTAACCTTAATCCGAGTGACGTTGTCACATTATCGCTTGATAGCGGTGTAAGCTTCAGGACACGTATCATCAGTTTCGATCTCGGCGTGAACTATACGATCGACATGTCGAGTCTCAGTGAGGACGCGGCACAATATACGTCCACAGTGGACGCCGACGCAGGTACAGGTACACCACTGCAGGAATTTGCCCCAGAGGCCGTGACGAAGCTTATATTATTATGCTCTCCGCTTCTGCGTGACAGTGACGACGTCGGGCGCACTGTATCTCAATTCTATTTCATGATGTCCGGCTTTGGGCAGCCCGGATGGACAGCAGGCACGATGTTTAAGTCAGCCGAGGGGACCGAATACGCACAGGTAGGTTCAAGCGTCGATGAGATGGCGTGGGGCACGTCTCAAAATGCGCTCGGCGATGTCACATGTCCTTTCGGTACCGACGAAGTCAACACTCTGCGCGTGTACATGAACACCGGTGCATCCAAGATATCATCCGTCACCCAGCTCGAGATGGTAAACGGGGCAAACGCCGCGGCCTTGGTGAGTAGCGATAACCTTCCAGAGATCATACAATTCCGTGATGTCATAACTAACGCAGACGGGTCCTTTACACTCTCAGGCCTGCTCAGGGGACG